CAAAGCTCATGCTCGACGCTACAAGCGGAGCGGAGGTACACGGTCACATTCAGAGCGTGAGCGGTGACAAGGTGACGTTTGTTTACGACGACGGCCCCAAGAAGGGCGAGAGCGTCACGATGAGCAAGGAGAAGCTCGCCTCAGAGCTCGACAAGGTGCATGGTATCTCTGGCAAGTTAGACGCCGCACGTAAGAAGCAGAGCGACGTCGTCGCGAAGCTCAAGGAGAGCGGCGCGTCTGCTAAACAGATCGCTCGCGCTGAAGCGCGCTTGAAGGCGTTGGGCGGTGATACGCCGAAAGCTGAGACGCCGAAAGCGAAGCCAAAGAAGGCGAAGCCAACGGAAGCTGAGACGTCGAAAGAGAAGAAGCTCACGAAAAAAGAAGCGGATCGTCTCGCCGTCGCGCAATACTTGCTCAACGATGACGAAAAGTACGCATCGCGACGTGACAGCACTTTTTTGTACACCGAGTACAGATACAAAAACAGAGAACAGTTCGAGGCGGACTTACAAAAGATCATTGACGCTCCGGACACATATTTAACGTCGCTCTCGGTCAAAACAGAGAAGCAAACTCTCCCTTTTACTGGAAGGAGAGGAGAGGTCGAGCAAAAAGAGCAGAGCGTTGTGAAGATTGACGGTCTGCTCTCTGAATACGCCGTCGTTGTCGAAGATGACACAGCGAAGCTCGTCTATGTAAAGCAGGACTCGGACAAGGCTGGTCTTTATGTTGTGCAGTTCCCTGCAAAGATGCTTGAGAACAATGAGACCGTCGAGCGTCTGCGCGCCCTGCCGTCTCTTGAGGGGAATATACTCACATTACGCGACGCGGCGATGGCTATATCTAACGAAGCTAACATATACCATCTCGCTTCCATGCTTGGCTCCTCTGATATGCCGAAGCGTAAGAAGATGAGTGGAGGGCAGATGAAAGAGTACATTCAGAAGGAGCTAAACAAGGCGAAGCGCGCCGATGTCGGAGACGACAAAAAAACACCGGTCACGACGTCGGTCGAGGTGCTATCCGAGGACAAAGAGACCTTAAAGCTGAAAGTTTCTTTCGATTTCCTAGAGAAGGGGGAGAAGCGAGAAGCGACGCTGACCATAGACAAGGAGGAGGGCGTACCAATGATTGATTTGCTAGGCAAGGACAGCGACCGCCGAGACCAACTGTTCAGCGAAGCGGCGAAAAGGATGCTGTCGCGCATTGAGACCGACTTATACGGCAAGCTCATTAACGGCGACTTTATTCTCGATTAAAATCATCGAGTCCGAGGTCTGCGCGACTAACACCGAACAAGGAGACTAAGATGCCATTCCCCAACGAACACGCCGCAAGGCAGACCGACCCTGCAATGTATGATGAGTTCCGCCGCTTCAGACCGAAGGGAGCTCCAGAGGGCCTGTCGATGATCTTAGGGATCAAAGACGGCGCATCTGAGGTGCAGTCGGTGCGAGCGAAGGCCGACAAGATGACGCCGAGCGCCTTCCGTCAATGGCTCAAAGACAACGACTTTGAGCATGGTGACATCGAGGAGGCGACACAAAAGAGCTTTCAAGGCTTCGCTCGGTGGGTGCCGTTGTCGCTCGACACCTTGAGCAAAGCTGAGGGCGACGACGAGCCAGAGAGCGTCGCGATCGGCGGTATCTGCTCGACGGACGACCTCGACTTTGAGGGCGAGTCGATCGCTCAAGATGGTCTCGACTGGTCGTACTTCCTGAGGCACGGCTGGTTCAATCACGAGCATGAGCAAGGGCCGAGCGCCGTACTCGGTCACCCTGTGAAGATCGAGCCGGTGGACGAGAGGCGCACTCGCGTCGAGGGTGTGTTGTACCTGGCGAAGGACTTGGGGCGACGTATCTATGAGACGGCGCTCGCGTTGAAGAAGGCGGCGGCGCCTCGCTCACTTGGCTTCTCGATCGAGGGGCAAGTTCTGCAACGCGACCCCACGAACCCCAAGAGGGTCTTGAAGGCGCGTGTACTCAACGTGGCGATCACGTCGGCGCCGGTGAACCCCCACACGAACCTTGAGCTGATCGCTCGCTCGATCGGTGCGGCGAGCATGGGCTACCAAGAGGCGACGATCCCAGACGCCGACGCTACGTTGAGCGCGCTCGCGCAACAGAGCCTTGAGGGTCGCCTCTCTAGCGCGACAACGGACACGCCGAAACGCAAGATGACACGAGCACAGCTCGCCGACGTGTTAAGGGGACAGCTCCCCTCGATGAGCGCTGATGAGCTAGACTCAATCGTCTCAAAGGTCTATGATCTCGCGAAAACTTGCGAACGACGGAAAAAACCTTGACAATACAAACACACCAACAAACGGAGCACGTGATGAACGAGCACAATGAGCACATTGAGAGCGCGCCTGCGCTCATCGAGGAGGCGGTCGTTGAGACTGTCGCCGACGAGGTCGAGGTCGACGCACTCACTGAGGCGATTGACTCGCTCGCGAAGGCGATGAAGAAGGACGACGAGCCTAAGTCAAAGCCAGCTAAGGAGCAGGCTCCTCTGTTCGACGACGAGAACATGGACGACGAGAACATGGACGAGGAGTCTATGGACGACGAGGACATGGACGACGAGGACATGGAGAAGGGCCTCAAGATGTACGGCATGGAGGAGGCGATGAAGGCGATGGCTGACGGCACCGACCGCATCGTCGCCGACATGGAGAAGCGCATGAGCGCGATGATGAAGGGCATGGAGGCGATGCTAGAGGAGATGAAGGCGATGCGCACCGAGCAGGGCGCGATGGCCAAGTCACTCAACGCCGTCGCCGCACAGCCTGTCGCACCTCGCGCTGTGACCTCTGCATCGGTCGCACCTGTCGTCGTCGCACCTGTCGTCGAGCGTGGTGAGATGATCCGTAAGGCTCTCACGAAGCTCCAAAGCGCCGACACCGACGCCCCTACTAGGTACCGCTTGCGCGGCGCCATCGCCCAGCTTGAGTCTGGTGCACCCCTTTCAAACGATCTCACTTCACTCATCGGCTAAGGAGCTGACGAATATGAGCATTTCATTCCCAGAGGCAAATCAGATGGTCAACGTCGCAGACTTGGCCCAACTCAACGACGCACTCCGCAAGAGCGCCAACATGGGTTATCAGACCCCTGCAGGCACCGCTGGCGGCGACAACGGCTCACTCAGCCCTCTCGTCCCTCAGTCCATCGAGAACACCCTCGCGTCGGCCACCTACACCATGAAGGAGCTCGCCCTTTGGCCTGCGATCCCCAAGGTGAACGTGACCAACACCGTTCACGAGTACGCGGTCATCAACGATCACGGTCTCGATCTTGAGGCGTTCATTGCTGAGGGCTCCGGTGGCACCACCAACCGCTCTGAGTACGAGCGCAAGAGCGTCCGTATTAAGTACATGGCAGAGCGCCGTGAGGTGACCGACGTCGGCTCACTCGTGGGCTTGATCGGCAATCAGACCAACGCCATCGCCGCTGAGACCGAGCGCGGTACACTGCGCCTCCTTCAGAAGCTGGAGCGCTCACTGTGGCACTCTGACGAGAGCGTCAACCCACTCGCGTTCGACGGTATCATCAAGCAGATCGAGTCGCACAACAACGGCGCGAACACCTTTGATCTCGGTGGCAAGTCCCCCACCCCTCGTCTGCTCCAAGAGGTGCTCGCAGAGCTCCAAAGCGCTCCTCGCTTCGGTCGCCCTGATTGCATCTACGTTGAGCCTCGCATCCACGCCGAGCTCATCAAGTTCGCTGTGCAGTTCGGTCGTCACGATCAGTTCGGTGTGTCTCGCGCCGCTGACGGCATCTCTTACGGCGTACAGGAGCTCACCATCATGAGCCCCTATGGGCCAGTGCCTGTCAAGAGCGCGCCCTTCCTTTTCAACGCCTACAAGCCACCTGTTGCGGCGAGCGGCACCACCAACGCTCCTGCGAACGCTGTGATCAGCTCTGCGACCGCCTCTAGCGACAGCGCGTCTCGCTTCTACGCCGCCGACGCCGGTGACTACATCTACCGAGTGGTCGCCGTGAACAACAGTGGCTTTAGCGCGCCTGTGTCTAGCTCCGCTGTGTCTGTGTCTCTCGGTGAGAAGGTGACTCTCAGCATCGCCAACCAGGCTGACGCTGTGTTCTTCAAGGTGTACCGCACCGAGGCCGGCGGTGCTGAGGAGAGCGCGACTCTCATCGGTGAGATCAAGGCCGCTTCTTCCGGCGCGACCTCTTTCGTCGACCTCAACGCTGTGCGCCCCGGCACATCTAAGATCGTGTTCGTCCAGCACGACCCTGACGTGCTTGAGTTCGCTCGCCTCCTCGACTTCTTCCGCCGTCCGCTCGCCGAGGTCGCGACCTCAAAGCCCTTCCTCCTCATGCTGTTCGGCTCCCCCATCGTGAAGGTGCCTAACAAGATGTGGGTCTTGCAGAACGCCGGCGTCACCGCCACCAGCGGTATGCTCGACACCATCGCCTAAGAGGTCGGACTATGTGGCGACATAACAAGCTGAGAGACTGCCGCATCCAAATCGGACAAGGCTACATCGAGCTCGACGAGCAAGGCTTCGTTGTGTCGCCCACCGCCTACGCGCTAGACGTCCTTCAGCGCTACGGCGACGTCGCAGAGTTTGTCTTTGTGACACCTATCGAGGACAATGACGCAGAGGGCGATGAGCCGACGTCTGATGAGGCGGAGCACTCAGAGCCCCCTGCGCCAAAACAGCGGAGGCGCACGACGCGCAAGACCGCCAAATAACACCGAGGAGACGTGCCGATGAGCGGCGTATATACGCAGATCACACCACAATGGCTCAAAGACACGTTCCTCTTAGGTGTCGATCTCACGCTTGACGACGGCTCACCTTATCCAGATGTGATCTTTGAGCAGTCGATCAAGGCGGCGATCCGACACGTCGAGAGCGATCTTGGCATATCTATCGAGCCGTTCTCGGTCGAGCAAGAGACGCACGACGCCGAGCGCCAAAACCGGACGGCTTATTGGCCCTTTAGATTGGATCACCGGCCTGTACAAGCGGTGAACGCCGCTCGCATCAAGTTCGGCTCGTTCCAGGGCGTCGAGATACCGACCTCTTGGATCAGATGGACATCGACGACGCACGGACAGCTCAATTTGATCCCCTCAGAGGACAGCTTGGGAAGCTACTTCTTCTCACAGGGCGTACCCTTGATGGGTGGTCAAGGCATCTATGAACACCGAGACTACATCCCCTCGTACTTCGAGTTCGACTACACCGCCGGCTTTGATACAAGGACAGGACAAGCGACGATCAAAGCAGGTGAGACGTCGGTGAGGGTCGAGCTTGAGAACCGTCTCTTGCTACAGTACCTCGTCGAGACCGACCAAAGCGACGTCAAGGTGAGCGCGAAGGGGCAAGGTGGCTTCACGTTGAGCGTGAGCACAAC